TTGTTGTGGTAGCGGGTGTAAGAACTGTCCCTATGTGCCTAAAAACACTAGGGGCAGCAAGGAAATTAAAAAATGAGTATAATTAATATATTTGAAATTGCTGCTGGAGTTATTCTGGCTAAACTTGTGATAGGAATATTGAATGAAAGTTACTGGTATAAATGGGAGAGAGTACGCTTGGAATTTAACAAGCTATTCAGTAGACGCAAACGACAAGCGGAAGAGATCAAAGTTTCACGTTCGCGCAAGAAATCTCTTGAAGACTATCTACCATAGTTATAGAATACTTGAAGAAGTAAAATTGCCGGGAAGTACCCCATCGCACAGAAAAGGCGTGTTGTATTTAGACTTTTATATACCACAGATTATGCTAGCTGTAGAGGTGCATGGTCAACAGCATTATAAGTATACGCCATTCTTTCATAAGAATAAAGCAGACTTTGCCATTGCAAAAGCAAAGGATGAAGATAAAATAGAGTGGTGTGGATTGAACAAAATTGATATAATAGTATTGAGGTATTCAGATACAGATGAGCAATGGAGAGATCAAATTGAAAACGGCGAGTGAGCAGTTGGCTGACTTGAAAGCTATGGTTGATGACTTCTTGAATGCCAGCAATGCTAGGTTTAATAAGAAGTTTAGAGATGATTGGCATAGATGTGCTAATGCTGATAGGGAAACCATCAGTTCTCTTACCCAAGCAGAACTATTTGATTGGTCGTATCAACTATATAGCTACTCCACACATCTACAAGATGAATTAAATATGCAGAAGATTGCTCTAAATTGGTGTAACGACAAGCTAAATAAAATGGTTGCAAAAAACCACGATCAGTTTAGTAAGTATACTAAATATGAGGAACGTAGACCACTTATAATTGTAAACGATGAATACGCAGCAACAGTAGATCACTATCGTGAGATTGCAGAGTCAAGGATACAGGCACTTGACGGTAAAATATATGAATTAAAACGTAAAGCAGATATACTATTAGAGAAAGGTAAAAGAACATGAGTATGAATGAGTTTATAAAAACGTTGACAGAAGAACAAAAGCGGGCTTTATTGAAAGCATTATCTGGGGGCAGTTTTGACCCAGAGGTTCCAAACAAGCCTTTTACCACACATCCTCCTTCTATAGATAGACTTCAGCACGAAGAACCAATTTCAGAAGCTGTTGATGGAGATTTTACTATGAAACAAAAAGACTCTCTGACTTCTAGGAGAAGAAGCCCAGTAAAAGCTGGCAAAAACCAGTGGACTGACCAAGGCGAGTGTAGAGGTAAGGATGTTGAAACACCAAAAATTAAGCCTACTCCTAGAAACAGAAAGCCTCCTAGAAAAAAAAGTGTTACCTGCCATGTTTGCGGTAAGAGTACCAAGGTAAATGCCAACTTTGTACATGGTGAGTTTTATCGTTGCGACAAATGCTCAGGTACTAAATAATGGAAGAAAAACTCTTAGATGTTGGAGCTGAAAGAGCTGTACTTGCAGGCTTGTTGCAATACGGTATAGATGCATATGTTGCAGTTTCAGATTTAATATCAGTAGACAGTTTTGGAAACAAAAATAACAAAATTATTTACAGATGTATAGATGATATCATATCTAATGATCAAGTCCCAGACATAGCAACGTTGCTAGCTTCAGCAGAACAGCTAAATTGCATTGATCAAATTAGCACGAAGCAAGAATTAGGCTACATAAAGTCTTTGTATGATTTTCCAGTAAGTCAGGAAAACATATTTAGCTTTGCTATACAGATGAAAAAGTTTGAGTTTGCTCGTAAAATAAAAAAACTGACCATGAAAATACACAAGGATGTGGACAAGGTTAGTGGGACAGAGAGTGTCAATGACATTATACAAATACTTGAAAATCCAGTTACAGATTTTTTACGAGAGGATGATGGTGGTGAGAATCCAGAAAAGATAGGAGCAGGAATAGAAGATTATGTCAAATTTCTCGAAGAAAACAAGTGTGATATCATTGGTATACCCACGGGATTCACGCGATACGACGAAGCCATTGGTGGCGGTCTTCGACGAAAATGCGTTGATCTTGTTTCTGCAAGACCAAAAGTTGGTAAGTCGGTATTTGCTGACAATGTTGCCCTTAACGTATCCTCGGATGGAGTACCCGTATTAGTATTAGACACAGAGATGTCTAAAGAAGATCATTTAAATAGATTGATTGCAAACATAAGCGGAGTACCTATCAATGAAGTAGCAACTGGTAAATTCACAGAAGATTCTATAAAAAACGAAAAGGTGCAAATGGCAGTGGAAAAACTATCTACCATACCATATAGCTATGTGAGTGTAGCTGGCAAGCCGTTTGAACAAATATTAAATATAATTAAGAGATGGATAGTACAAGAGGTTAAGTCAGACGAGATGGGCAAGACGAATGATTGCGTAGTTGTCTATGACTACTTAAAGCTTATGTCTTCCGCTTCTATCAACAATAATATGCAAGAGTATCAAGCTTTGGGGTTTCAGATAACTTCTTTACATAATTTATGCGTAAAGCTGGACATACCATGTTTATCTTTTGTGCAATTAAATAGAGATGGCATTACTAAAGAAAGTACTGATGCTGTAAGTGGATCAGACCGTTTAATATGGCTGTGTACATCGTTTAGTATATTTAAGGCTAAGTCGCCAGAAGAATTAGCAGAGGACGGACCTCAAGCTGGTAATAGAAAACTAGTACCAATTGTATCAAGACATGGGGCTGGGATGGATGACGGTGATTATATTAATATGCAAATGCAAGGCGCACACGCAAAGTTGCTAGAACTTAGAACTAGAAATGAATTCAAAAATCAACCTATTGGTGATACTGGTTTAGTGGACAATGACTCTATCAAAAAAGTAGCAAATGAACTTACAGCAAATCAAGAAGAAGCTTAACAATAGTGCCGAAGCTGTGTTTAAAAAGCTAGGCATGAAGTGCGAAGTCTTTAATGATAATATCTATTCAACATGTCCTGTTCACGAAAACAGTGACAACCCAAGAGCTTTTTCTTTCTCTCAAGAAAAAGGTATATGGAAGTGTTGGACAAGAGACTGCCAGCAGGAACATGGTAACGATATATTTGCACTTATACAAGGAACACTATCTAATCAATCTGGTACTAATGTAGAATTTAAAGATGTTTTAAAATGGGTGAAGGAAGAATTCAACATTAAATCTACTAGTTTCACTTCGGAAGTACACATAGAAGATGAGGATGAAGACTTTGCTAGTATAATTAAATTCATGAACCAAACTTGTAAGTGTTTAGACGACAAACCCATAAAGTTCCATCATGAAGTATCAAAACCTTCTAATTATTTCATAGGTAGAGGTTTTAAAAAATCAACTTTAAACTATTTTGATGTGGGAGATTGCCACGAACAGGGTATAATGAAAGAAAGGTCTATTATACCTATCCACAATGACAATGGAGAACTATTAGTTGGCATGATAGGTAGATCAATAAAAGAATATCGTATGCCAAAATTCTTAATATCACCCACGGGATTTAATAAGAGAAATTATTTTTATAATTATCACAGAGCAATACAGAGGGCAGAAGAAACTTCTTGTCTTTATATACTAGAAGGACAAGGAGATGTTTGGAAACTACATGAATCGGGTGTAAGGAATGCAGTTAGTGTGTTTGGTAAAAGTATTTCTAAAGAACAGTCAAATAAAATTAAGAAACTTGCTGTTACACACCTAATTGTACTAATGGATAACGATCAAGCTGGTAGAGAAGCAATGGTTCAAATGAAAAGAGAGTTTGGTCGTATGTATAAGCTGACTTTTCCAAAGTTATCAGATAAGGATGTTGGAGACATGTCTGTTTATAAAATTAAGAAAGATATACTTAGCGAATTGAAAGGTACTTACTAATGAGAATAATTGGGATATCTGGGAGGAAGCAAGCTGGTAAAAATACAGTAGCTAATTTTATCACAGGCTGTATCATTAAAGATCGTGCAATGGTGTCAGACTTTGACATTGGCGACAAGGGTGAGCTAGAAATAGAGACTCAAGACGTTAAAGGTGCAAAGGGTTGGGGAATATTTGATATTACAAGAAAAGACACAGACTTTGTGTCATACGCTGAACAAGAGTTGTGGCCCCACGTTAAACTTTATCACTTTGCTGATTGTCTTAAGCATTTATCTGTTTCTTTATTTGATCTTGAGCCAAGACAAGTGTATGGAACTGATGAAGATAAGAATACTCAAACTCCATATAGCCAGAACGGTTGGAAACATAAGATGACAGCTAGAGAGTTTTTACAATATTTTGGAACAGATATTATGAGAAAAATAAAAGACACGGTATGGGTAGATTATACACTCAAATTAATTCAAGAAGAACAATCTTCTGTAGCATTAATACCAGATGTAAGATTTCCTAACGAGATTGATGCCATACAAAAGGCTGGTGGCATCGTTCTAAGATTAACACGAGATGTGTACTCAGACAACCACAGGTGTGAATCTGCTCTAGATCGTGATAATTTCGATTGGTCTAAGTTTGACCATGTTGTAGATAACGATACTGACGTTGCTGGTTTAATTAAAATTTTAGAAGAACAAAAACACATCTGGAGTGATATCAATGCTAGTAACATACATTAGATCTTCAAGTTATAATAATTATGCATACTGCCAAATGCAGTACTTCATAACATATGTTCTTGGCTATCAATCAAAAAGTGGCAAAAAGGCTGACATGGGAACGATGGTTCACAAAGTCATGGAGGTCTTGGCTGGGTTAAAAAAATATGAACAAGACAAGCCCAAAGTAAAGTTCTTAAGAGTTGATGATGATGCTATAGGTAAATTTAAGTGCAAAAAATCAGAATTACACACTAAGGAATTAGTGGACCAATTGATTGATCTAAGTATAGATTCTTACGCTAAAGGATCTCACCATAGCTTTACCAACAAGGACAGGCAAGATATAGCAACCACCGCTTGGTGCTTCCTAACCCATAGCGATGGACAGTTTGACCCCAGATTAAGAAACATCCACTTCCCTGAACCCCACTTTGATATACCTATTGAGGAGGATTGGGCTAAGTTTGAGTATGAGCGCAACGGAGAGATGGTTCAAGGACAGCTAGCAATCAAAGGAACAATTGACCTTGTAACCAAGATTAACGACGATACAATAGAGGTTATAGATTGGAAAACTGGAAGAAGAATGGATTGGGCTACTGGAGAGGTAAAAGACTACAAAAAACTAGAGAATGATCCACAGTTATTATTGTATTACTATGCTATATCTAAATTATACCCAGAGTTCCCCAATAGAATAATGAGCATATTCTTCTATAAAGATAAAGATGGCGATCCTGACCCGTCACCTTTTAGCCTGTGTTTTTCCTCAGAAGACGAATCTAGGTTCCTAGAAATGTTAAAAAATAGAGTACAAGAAATTAGAGAAAATATCGCCCCCAAGCCCCTAGATTATAACAGAAAGCACTGGAAGTGTAAGAATTTGTGTCATTTTTGCAAGACCAAGTGGCCTGAAACAGACCAGAATATGTGTATTTA